ATTAAATTTTTAGATGAGTTGAATCAATTTGTAATACAAAGACACAAAGAGGAAATTAAAACTGTTTACTATATTAGTTCAGAATTGCTTGTTCGTTCTATTGGTCTTCATATGAACAGAAATGGTTTTACTGATATAGAAAAGAATACATTGTATATGGCTATTGCTCATATAAGAAAGGTTCTTTCACTTGAACCATTTCATAGAAGAGGTATGGAGATTTTTAAGATGGTATTTTTATACTTGACTATATTTAATCCAGATGCTGAGGAGAATTTGGTATATTTAAATCAGATTTTAATAGTTGATCCATGTGATTATCAGTTACATTATAATTTTGGTTTTATGTATCATAGGGTTCATAAATTAGATAATAGTATTTACCATTATAAAATGGCTATAGGTATTCTTGATTTGATTTTAAGAGAGCCTAAGATGGATGAGAATATTAGATTATCTATGAATCAATTCAAGGTAAAATGTTTAAATGGTCTTGGAAGTATTTATTTTACTGTACAAGATAGAGATACAGCTTTATATTATTTTAATTTAGCTTATGAAATTGATCCATTAGATCCAGATGTAAATAATCAAATAGGTGTAGTTTATACGGAATTGCGTATTACTGACAAGGCTATTTTTCATTATACAAAGGGTATTGAAAATTACCAACGTGCTCATATTTCGGTTGACAAGGATATGTTAATTGCTAGTATGTATATGAATATGGGATTAGCTAAATGTTATGAATGTAATTTTATTGGTGCGATCGATGGTTATAACAAGGCATTAAAATATAAGCCACGTTTATCATTAGCTTATCAGAATAAATTACTAGATTCAAATTACATTTCACATTTAATAGAGGATCCTATGTATATTGCGAGAATTCATAAATCGATCAACAAGATTTATCCTTTAGTTGTAGATGACTACCGTATTTCTCTTCCAAATTACAAAGTTAAAAAGGAGATTTTAGATTGCAAAGACAAACAAGATTTAATAAGATCTGGTAAAAAGATAAATATAGGTTTTGTATCAGGTGATTTTATATGTCATCCTGTGAGTTATTTTATCCATAGTATTTTGAATCATGTAAATTACGATTTATTTGATATTACTTGTTATTCTGTAAAGGTTGTAAAATTGGATGGTTTGTTTCCAAAATGCAAGTGGCATGTTGTGAAAAACATGACACCTGAACAATTAAAGAATAAAATTGCTGAGGATAATATTGATATTTTGTTTGATTTATCTGCTCATACTGGAGACAACCGTCTTGATACATTTGTATTAAAGCCAGCTCCTATTCAAATCAGTTATTGTGGTTATCCGAATTCAAGTGGTGTAAAGTCTATGGATTATCGTATAACTGATAAATTTTGTGATAGTGAAAAGTCACAAATTTATTACCAAGAAAAGTTTATTTTTATGGATAAATGTTTTTTGGCGTATTCACCAAGTATGGGTATAGATAATATTCCTGCTATCAGCGAACCACCATGTATCAAGAATGGATATATAACATTTGGTACATTTAATAGATACAACAAGGTTAACGATATGGTTATTGGTGTATGGGAGAAATTATTATTAGCAGCACCGACTGCAAGATTTGTGATCAAGACAAAGGAATTTTTAACACAAAAATTATACGATCAATTTTTGAATACATTCAAGGACAAGTCTGTATTAGACAGAGTAACAATTTTGCCATATTCTGATACATATGGAGATCATCTACCAGATTACAACAAAATGGATATTGCTGTGGATACGTTTCCGTATTCTGGTACAACTACGAGTTGTGAAAGTTTAATGATGGGTGTACCAATTTTGACATTATTTGACAATGTACGTCATTATCATTCACAGAATGTAACGACAAGTTTGATGAAAAATTGTGGTTTAGATGAGTTTGTAGCATATTCTCAGGATGAATATATTCAAAAGGCTGCTTATTTTGCTAACAATCTAGATAAATTTAGAAATATAAAGAAAGAGGTAAGAGATGCATTTATAAATGGTCCAATTTGTGATTACAGTTCATTTGTAAATGAATTTGAGGATAAATTAGTAGAAACTTATAAAAATCACAAGTGGTAAACTTTTTAAAAAAAGTTTTATCAAAAATTAAACAATTTAAAATTGAAAAGTAATTTAATAAAAACAATAATAATAGAAATATGGGCTGTGATTATTATATAATTAAACAACTTCGAATCGAACATTCAAATGGTACAGACACGATTGAATTAGACAAAAAAAGATGTTATTTTTCCGAATATGAAAATGATTCTAATTATGACAGTGACGATTCAGGAAAAAGCCAACATGATGCTATGTATGGACATTACTTAAAAGTGACATTTATACCACGAATTTTGTGCGAAAATAGTGATTGGAAAAGTGAAAAGATTAAAGAAAAATATATTGATATAGTTTATAATAAATTAAAACATTATAATAATGCGTTTAGTAATATAAACACAATTATTAAAGAAGAAGTTAGATATTTTAGATAACTAATTTAAAACTTAAAATGCACGTAAAAATGGAAAAACTTAAAATGGAAAATGGACGTAAAAATAGAGAGAATGAAATTTATTATAAAAGAGAGAAATAGATTAAAATTTTTAAGAAAAAGATATATTTATCTTAAAAAGTATTTAAAATTGTTTAAAGTATTATTTGATGAGCTTGACGAACTTGAGTTTGTTTGAATTATTAATTGTAATTGATATATTTTTCAAATAATTCTTCTTCAAGAATTTCTTGTTCGAGTTTTTCTTTATTAAGTTGATTAAGAATATTGAATACTTCTAATTTTTCATAATAAGTCATATTTAAATCGAATTCATTTAAATAATCCATAAATTGTTTTAATTCTTCAAATTCTTTATCGATAATGGCGAGCATATTTGTGTAATATTATATAATTTTATATAAATTATAAAATAAATTCAATTTTTTAAAGGTAAAACTTATTTAAAGATAATAAAAAAATTGAATTTTGCTTATTTTTTTGAAATAAATAACATTGTAAAAAAATGAAAAGTTTTATTAATATTAGTTTTATGCAAATTGGATATGTTTTGTGCCAAAACATGATTATTGCACCAAATGTATTGGATATGAGTACTTTAAATGCAGCTGAAGCGTATTTTACAGTGCGTTTGGATACTGCTCCTGATTATGATATGTTAGTTAATTTTACTTCAAATGCTGTAACATTTTCTAATTGTCAATCTGCTGTATTTTCAATTGATAACTGGCAAATTGACCAAAAAATCTATATTGATAGACAATCTGTATTTTCTTCTTTATCTGTTGATATGAGTTCTGCTGGAATTTTACTAGAAATGATTAATACAGAAACTAATAAAATTGTACAAAATAAAACTATTTCATTAAAAGATTTAAAACCTAGTAAAGGTGCAAATTGTTATTCAACTGGTGATCCTCATTTTGTTACTTTTAATAATCAACAATATGACTATCAATCGTATCATACGGTATGGCTTTTACAATCACCATTTTTATCGGTTCAATGTCTTCAAATGCCATGTAATAATTATGTCACTTGTAATATTGCATGTTCTATTCAAGTTTCTGATGGTGTGAATTATGCATATTTTTTGACTTCTGCAAATGGTACAACTGCAAAATTGACAACAACTAAGGTAAGAGATGATAATAATTTTCTTAATAGTTACTTGTTTCATCAAACTACTAGTGAACAAAATTGGAAATTTATTTTCAAAGATGGTTCTCAAGTAAATTTAGTTGGTCGTACTTGGCCAACAGCTGACCAAGGATATATGGATGTATTTATTTTTGTACCTACAAAATATAAATATTTGACTTCTGGATTATGTGGAGTATGGGATGATAATTCAAAATCTTTAATGATGCCTAACGGGACTTTACTTAATTTTACTGATAAATCTAAAAGTGCATCTAATGTTCTTTTGTTTACAAATTCATGGACTATTCAAAATTCAAGTGTGGCATACAATCAAATTTATAATGTAATTAATGGTACTGCACCAGTACCAATCAACTTTACTACAATGTATCGATTTCAACCATATATAAATAACTTTGTTGAACAAAAATGTGGTAGTAGTCTTCAAACAATTATTCAAAAATGGTCATCTACTACATTTAAACAATGCATGAAACCATTAAAGGTAATGCCTACTTTAGTTAAAACTCCAACTGGTCTATTGAACTCTAAACCATTTACAATTAATTGGAATGCTATACAACGTTATTCTAAATGGGGTAAGTACACACCACTTATTACTGACCCAATAAGATATTATCCAGGATATTTGTATCGTGGAAACTTTCTTAAAAAACGTGATATTACACAGCCAGTTACAGATGCAGTTACAGATGCACAGCCAGTTACAGATGCACAGCAAGTTACAGATGCACAGCAAGTTACAGATGCACAGCAAGTTACACAAGATGTTTTACCACAAGACCTCTTCTTTATTGAAGAACAATGTAAACAAGTTATGATTGCTGAAAATTGTCAACAAATTGTACCAAATGAACATGTAAATCACATTGAAAATTGTGTTGGTGATGTAAAACATGTTTGGTTTATGACAACTAGTAGAGATACAAGTATTGCAGCTACGTTAAATAATCATAAACAAGCATTTGTAGAACATTGTAAACAAGCTACAGAAAACTTTTTAGCTCTTATTCCTATGCAAATTGCAGTAAAAATTGATAAAGTACTATCTCAATCTAATAGAACTCTTATGAAACGTGATACCGTCGGTAAAGGTATTGGTAATGATATGTTAACACAACTTGAAATGATTGTTGGAAATAATTCACATGTATTGACTGTAATCAAAGCACAAATGAATAACGGATTTGGTTCTTTTGAACATCAACAAAAATGTTTGAATGGAGGTATTATTTTAACTTCTGGTGGATGTGAATGTAAAGATATGTATACAGGTATTCACTGTGAAAATAAAGTAGTTATTCCAGTATTAAATAAAAATTCTGTAGATGACAAGTTATCACCATCTACACAAAATAATAAACCTGAAGATAACAATTCTGTAGATGACAAGTTTTCACCAAATAAGCCTGAAGATAACAATATTTCAACTACTACTGTAGATGACAAAAGAACATCTGATACTGATACATCATCCACGACTAATTTTGTAGATTATAGAACTTTTTCAGTTAAATCAAATTCTATGAAAAAAGAATATTCATATATTATGTTATTTATTAGTTGTCTTTTCTTTCTAATGATGTAATCTAAAAACGTAAAATTAAAAAGTAAATTAAATTAAAGCTTAATTTTTAGTCCAGAATGTTTGTACTCTACCACTTGGGTCTTTTGAATCTGACCAATTAGGTTCCCAATAATAAACTGTAGTTTGAGAGCTTTCATGTATATTTTTAAATATTTTATGAAAGAGTATTCTATAATAAAGTTGTTCTTTTGTGTTTGGTGTAAGGTACGTATATGTTTTACTAATTTCATTAAACTGAGAGTCTGTAAATGCATTATTTGAGAAATCTTTTAATGCGTCAATCCAATTATTTTCTTTTCCATTAAATCCACTAACACCATCGCTAAATTGTTCTTTTTTTCTATATAGTATAGAATTTGGGAGGTATCCTTTAAAGGAATCTCTTAAAATTTGTTTTTCCATTTTATTAAATGAATTTGGAACATTTCCAAATGATTTCCATCTAGGATGTAGAGAAAGTATAGTACTAACAAAATCTGGATCTGTAAATGGAACACGTACTTCTATAGAATTTGCCATACATGTTTTATTCGCTCTTAAACAGTCGAATTGATGAACATTGTTTACTAATTTCAATGTTTCTAATTGAAAATCTTTTTCAGAAGGTGCGTTAGCTCCGTAAAGATAACATAATAATTCATCTGATAATTCGCCAGAAAACAAAACTTTAAGATTTGGAAAATTTTGTTTAATTTGTTTAGTCAACAAGTACATAGGTGTGCTAGCTCTAATAGAGGTAGAGTCATAAGTTTCTGTATAAAGTACAACATCTTCTAAACTATCTAGTCCTTCTTTAATAGAAAAGTAATATTCGTGATGATCTGTGTTTAAAAATGAAGCAACTTCTCTTGCTGCAACTAGGTCTGGTACATTTTTATCAACGCCAATACTAAAAGTTTTAATCTGTTTAGTATATCCCATTTCATCTGCTAATGAGACAACTAAAGAAGCTATTAAACTACTATCTAAACCTCCAGACAAAAGTACTCCAAATTCAGGTTGATCATTCAAGACAATATCTTTTAATCTTAATCTTACACTATTTGTTAATTTAGTTCTAATCATTTCTGTAATTATATTTTTATTTTTAACTAGGTCATTTTCATTAAATTGTGTAATTTCTTTATATTTTTCATTAAAATCGATATAATTACGGTAAAAATTTGTAAAATTAGTAGAATCGATATTAACATTAGCATAAATGTATTTTCTAGGTGGAAAAACTTGAATATTTGTGACTAAATCTTTATGCAAACATTTTAATTCAGATGATACTACAAATCTATTTTCACTTTCGTTAATTCCAATATAAAGAGGTGTTACTCCAATTCTATCTCTACCAATAAGTACGTGTTGTGATTCGAGGTCATATAAAAAGAAACTAAACTGTCCATTTATCTTATTAAAAAATGTATCAAGGTCATTTTTATATTTTTCATATAATGGGAAAATAATTTCACAGTCTGATTTAGTGCAAGTATAATTTAATTCTTTTTGAAGTTCTTTCCAATTAAATATTTCACCATTAATGATTAAATAGATAGTATTATCATTATTTACAAGTGGTTGTGTTGTATCATCGCCGCATATTTTTAATCTTGAATGCAACATTAATACAGATTTTTTAAAGTTTGGATCAATAATAAGATTATTTCCTTTAGAATCTGGTCCTCTATGATTTAATTCTGAATAAACAGAAGATATAGTAGATTTATAACTTTTAAAAACATCTTCTGCCTTTTCTGGATCAAGATTTACTTTATTTTGTTCAATTAATGCAAATATCCCACACATTAGTACCGTGTTTATATAATAAATAAAATTATTTTTAAATAAAATATTTAAAATGTAATTTTTAAAAATTAAATATTATTTTGTATATATATAAATGAGTCTTTTAACAATTTTAAAATCAGATAATACTGGAAAATTGTTAGAAATAGAAAGTTTTAAATATGTATTAGTTATTGTAAATGCTGTTATTGCTATTGTAGTGAATTCTATAAATTTATACACTGGAAATAGAAGATCAAGGATTTTTGGTTTATTATATTTAGCTGTTGTATTATACAATTTGTTTTTATTATATAGAAAGGTGATAGTTGGATTTATTCTTGACTAAACATATTAATTACTGATTTTCCTTAATTTGTATACCTACCCATCCTTTATAACGTTCACCGTTATAACTGGAATCTTTATATTTTTCTAATATATTTTTGTATTTGGCTTTAATATATTTTTCTATTTCTAATTTATGTTTATTAGATACGCGTGGTGATATTTTAGGTTTACCGATATATAATTCACAAACATCTTTTAATTTAAGAACGCCACCCTTTTTTTCTTCGATATTTTCATCTAACCAATTAGAGAACTCATTATTTTCTTGTCTATATTCGTTTGTTTTAACTTGTACTTCGATTGGTTCTTTAATATCTTTGAAATAATAATCAATAAGAATATTTACAAATGTTTGTCTCCACGATGCGTCTTCTCTCATTCTAGAAGGAAGAGTTCTATCAATTTTAAATTCGCCAGATTCTTTGGGATCATCTACGAAACGAGAAGGAAAATCGATAACACGAATACGTCTCCAAAGAGCTGTATCTTCTCCTTTAATTTCTGGTAATTCATTACATGCTAAAAAGAGTTTAGCTTCCATAACAAATGACATTGCTTCTTGATAAAGTCCTCTTGCTACAATTTCTTCACTACCAGTGAGTTCTTTTAGTAGACCGATATTAATTTTTTCTCCATCTTCAGGTTCACTTAAAAATGCAAATCTTTTATGCATTAATTTAATTTTTTCAGTATTTGCTTCGTTTGCGTTATTTCTTTTACGAGTTAAAAGTGTTACTTCAACTTTTTCACCAAATTCGCCCATAGTTAATTTCATAAGATTAAGAAGCTGACTTTTACCATTTGCGCCAGTATCACCTATAAACATTAAAAAATAAGTATTAGGTATATCACCATTTAAGCATTCGCTCATTTTTTTTAAAACATAATCTCTAACTCCTTTATTTGGCAAAACTTGTTCTAAAAACGTATAAACTTCTGGATTTTTTGCATCTGAAGAGTATTCGTAATTCATAGTAAGATTAATATAGTCTTCTTTTTTTGTTGTTCTAAATTTTTTTTCAAGTAAATCGTAAACTCCATTTGTAAAAGGTACAATATGTTTTTTACTATTTAAATTAGATACAAATGTTTCATCATTATTGTAAATCTTGGCACCCTTAATAATATCATCTTGATATCCAGGTTTATGAAATTTATTAATCAAGCTTTTAATATTTTTATTTAAAGTCATTGTAGTTTCATCTGTTTTTTTATCATCGTAATGTGTTTTAATTTTATCAAAAAGTTTAGATAAATCCATGATTGACTTTTTCATTTCTATATTATCATTATCGCATCTCCAAATAGATCCATTAAAATTGTACCAATTATTTTTAGAATAAACGAAATCTTTATTTATAACAAAGAGTAATTTAGAAATCATTGTTATTTTATGTCCATCTAAAACTTGATTAACAATATTCGTAATTTCTTTATTTTTAAAGATATTATTATCTAATTTTATATCACAGCTGAAATCGATTTCTGAATTATTATAGATATTAATGATATTGTTAATAGTTCCATGATTAACCAATTGATTATAGTTCATCCAGAAGCTATTAAGTGTTTTATATCGATCATCTAATGGTATAATTTGTGTTTTAGGAAATACAGCTTGACATACTTTACACTTGAGGCAATAACCATTATCGCTGATATGATGTTCTACGTTACATTCGGGGCATTTTCCTTTTAATATACCTACAAGATTTTTATCTGCGACGCTTCCTCTAAAAATCATTTCTTTACGATCGAAACGTACTTCTTTAATATCTTTATCAAAATTTTCATTGATATAGTTTTTGCATTCAATAATGGCATTATCTATAAGATCTAGTTCTTGTTTATTTACTTTTAAGCATTTTTTGATAATTTCATTAATTTCTTTAGGAAAGTCTTTTATTTTAATTTCGTTATATTTATCTAAATTGCATTCTACATTGTGACATTTTTGTTTAGCGCTACATGTATCTATTAAAACATATTGGTTATTACCTCTATGTTCTCTATTTAAGAATGGACAATATCTTTCTATAAGTGATACAACAATGCAATTGTGACTTTTATCGATAAAGACCTCTCTTATTTTGTTAGGGAAATGGTGAAATTCTATTTGTATAAATTTTTTAATAATTTCTTTATCGTTTTCATTTAATTCTTCTGGTATATTTACAACAAGAATATCTCTATGTTCTATATGTTCTATATGTTCTATATGTTCTATATGTTCTGCGCGTTGTTCTACATTAACATCGATAACTTCATTTTCAACTACAGGGTCGTATATTTTATATTTTTTTGGTAAATACCCAACGAATGTTTCGATTGATTTAAAATCATCACTGTAACATGATTTTAAGAGGGGTCTTATTTCTCCACTTTTAGTACTCATGAATGTTCTAAAAAGACCTTCTCTATAAACGGATGGATCTACGATATATTTATTAAGTTGTTTATATTTATCTAGTTTGAATTTTTTATATAATGATTTAATTTGTTGTACATCTTTAAAAGCTATTTCTTTAGAGTCATCGTCTAAATCTTGTATACGTAAGATAATATGGAATGATTTTTTTATATCTGAATGCGATTCTAATATAATACGTTTTATTAGAATATTAGAATAAACTTTTTTTACAGTATTTTCTACAGATTCTATACATTCATCTAATATTTCTTTATAATCATAAAAATAATCTTTTTCAACTTTGTTATTGCTAATACTATCATCATTATCCTTTTTATAAATTTCTATATCGTAGTAAAACGATACGGGTTTTTTAGATGATATAAACTCATAAAAATGTTTATTTGTGCTATTTTTTATTATTTTAAAGAAACTTGTATAATTTTTAGTAGTAAAATATTCTACTATATTATTATTACATACTAATGTATTATTTTTTGTAGATTCTTCTATAGCTGTAGCTTTATCATAATATATTAGTGACATCTATTTAAAGATGAGAAAATATCTTTTTAAATTGCGCGAATTTGAACATTAAAAAAAATATTGTTTAATATCATATGAAAAAATATTATACGTACGATATTAAAATACCTCAATCTCTTAATTTAAGAGAATCATTAATAATTAATAAAATAGTTGATACATTAAATGATAGACGTGGTTGGAGAAAATTTGGATATAATTTCAAGTATAATCCATATCAAAACGTTGATTTTATTATAACAATAGTTCCTAATAAAACAATTAAAAAAGTCTGTAATTTTAGTGGATTAAGTTGTGCCGACACCTCCACTAATACAGTGTATTTAAATTTGGAAAAGTGGAAAAAAGGTAGTTATAAATCAAAATTATCTTTAGATGAATATCGTACGTATTTAATTTTTCACGAATGTGGGCATATATTAGGTAAAGATCATATAGAACTTGAAGATTGTAAACCTGGAACGAAATGTCCAGTAATGATACAACAAACTATTGGTATAGGTAACCTCAGATCAAATTGTTGGCCCACAAAAATGGACAGTTTAATTTAAATAATACCTTACCGTCTA